GAACCTATCGCTCCTGTAACATCTTGCCACAATTTACCCGCTTGGGTTGTTGCTTCTGGTCTTAAGTTAATTGGGTTTGCTGGATTACTTAAATAATCACCAGGGATTTCTGTAAAAGGAAATTCTAATCCAGCTACTGTTTGTACGAAATCAATCGCTTTACCAGCTAAAGATTTTGCAACAGTTATTTTATAATTCTTTTCAACTAATGGTTCTCTACCAGTTAATAAATTAATTGCTGTTGTGTTGTTACCATTAATTGCGTCTAATAATCTTACTCTACCAACAGTTGCTGTATATAAGTTTTGTTGTAATCTTGCTTGAACCAATCCAGATGGACTATTTTTAATATGATCCGCAGCAAATTTAAAAAGTTGAGATTCGTTATCAAAGTTGTTTGATGCAATAATACTAATTAAACCATGATCTTGACCAGATCTAAAATATGGATATAACCCCAATCTAGGTCTACCTACTGTATTAAATTGTTCAACAATTGATAGGTTTGCTGGGGAAAACTGATTAAACGATCTAAAAGGTATTAAATCTTGATTTCTATTTGTTTCTACATCACCTGGATCAACATTAGAAAAATCAGATAGATTACTAACAGAGTAATTGCTAGATGTTTGTGTTTGAGGACCGTTTGGAACATTTAATGTTCTCCCTATAAGGTAATTCCTAAACCTTTTTGTTGAATCAAAATCTAAGTAACTTGGCATCTATCTTTTTATATTATAAATAGATAAAATAAAAAAACTATCGGTAATTACGTGAAACTCTTGCCGTCTTTAACCAATGATGACACAAAATTTGCTCTTAAACCAGGATCTTTATTTATCTCATTAACAACCATATTTGCTAACTCAGAACTGCTGCTATTTAAATCTACTTTAATTTCAACACTACCGAATATTTTCTTAGCTTCTTCATATAGCTGTTTACCTTTATCTTCTACTTTTTTAAGTAGATCGCTTCCACCACTTTCATTCAATAATTCATTTGTTTTTCCTTGAATGTAATCAGCTCCCTGACCCATTTTATCTAACGCTGTTTGACTAAGACCTTTTAATGCATCTAACGGTCCGTTGATATATTTTTGAACAGCTTCATTATATTCTGCTGTAATTTCTTCTGGCGTCATTTGTGCAATTCGATCTAAACCACCAGCTTTTTCTTTAATACTTTGAACTATTTCATTTTGGTTAATTCTTGTTCTAGCCATATTACCAATATTCATAGCAATTGAGTTCAATGCGTTTAATGATTGAGTTTGAACAGTATATTGATCTCTAATAATATCATCTGTTTTTCTTTCAGATAATCTTTTTTGTGCTTCAGCTATTTTAGCCATTTGTTCACCGTTAAGCGATGAAAGGTCTAAAAAGGACTGTTTAATACCTAGTGATTCTTGTAAATCTTTTGGTAATTCAAATCCTACAACACCATCTTTCATTGTTGCTAAATTTGAAACAAATTGTTTTTGGTCTTCATTTAAATCAAATAATTCTATTTGACTCATTGCTTGCATTTGAACTTGGCCCTTAATAGCAGAACTAGTCAATTGCTCCATTGATATACCTAAAGCATCAGACATCGCTTTTGCTCTTCTTAAATTGGCTCCAGTTACTTCAAATCTACCTTGTTCAGCATTATATGTCGCTAAAGATTTTGCTGCCCCTAAAATGCTTGTTTGTAATGATTCAACATTATTTGTTGCATCATACATTAATTTAATTGGATCAGCTAAATCACCTATTGCTCCCCCAATTACTTGTAAGTTTGCTGATAAATCTATTGCGCCTTCTGGGTCATATAATTTGGCAGCAACTTTAAACGTTTCTTCCATTTTGAAATTTAACGCTTGTGCTTGTTGAACCATTCTACCTAACCCTTCAACTCCGTTCTTAAAACCAAATTCATTTAATTTACCAAGATTATCCATAACCGTCTTGGTTGTTGCCCTAGCGGATAACCCTTGTGATAAAGATCGTTTACCTATTTGTTCTATTTTACCAGAAGCATCAGTTAATCCAATACCAACATCTCTAAATGCCTCAACATTTTCTAATAATGATTTAGATGTTGCACCATATGCTGCACTAATTCTAACTGCTTCTAGAACACTTTCACCTTGATAGTTTGCAAATTTTTGACTATTTGAAACCATCGACTCAGTTGCATCTTTTAATTCACCAAATGATACCCCTAGCAATTGTGCTTTAGGTGCAACCGCCATTATAGATTCAGTAAATCCACTAGCAAATTGACCAGCCATTCCGGCTTTAGTTGTAAATGCTTTTAATAATTCGCCTTCTCTAGTATATGCATCACTAACAACACTTGCAAATAAATTTGCTGCGCCACTAAGACCAGAAGCCAATTGATCAAATATATTTAAACCATTATCAATAACAGTATTGAATACTTGTTGAAGCATTCCTGCTTTAACAATCGGTCTATCCCAGTTATTTTGATCATACATTGGAGCGAAAAGAATATCACCACCACTTTTCAAAGCACTCTTTACTCCACTACCAAGACTATTTAAACTCTGAATAGCTCTATTAGAATTACTTGTACTGGCTTTTTGCCCCTCAATAAATTGATTTGCTAATGCATTAGACTCACTACTACTGAAACCAGCTTTTGCTAGGTCATTGTTTAATTCGCCCGAAGATGAATAACCATTTCGAGCCAATTTTCTTATTACCGCATCTTTTGATTGTTGTGCATTCGCCATATCTAATAAATATAAAATTAACTATTTGCTTCAAGATAAAGATTAACATAATTAACCCTTTCGTAGATTGGCATAATTAAAAGATCTCTGTATGTAAATCCCTTACTAAGTAAGAATCCAATTTCATTCATTTGTTTTTTCTTATAAGCCGAAGAAGGGACGAAAAAACTCAACCCCGAAGTCCAATCTTACACGGACTTTGTCTCCTGACGGGGCTTGTACTTCAAAAATTAAATCTAAATTAGGTCTATTATCCGCAACAAATCTTTTGAAATCTTGGGAATCTTTTATTGGTAGGTTTTGAATGAATTGATAAATCGCCATTTGATCACTATTACCATCAACCGATTTAATCATCATTTCCAATCTTTTTGTGTTTACTGGCGCAACTTGAACACCACTAGCACTATTTCTGATTGTTTCCAACTCCCTTTCTTGTTTTGGGGTTAAAAACTTAAATGTAATCTTTTTCTTTGTTTGAGGTAGAAAATATTCAAATTCGTTATTTGCATTTGGAGTTAATTTGAAATCTTTTACACTTATTGATGAAATATCAATTGTTGCCTCAAACTCTTTTGCTGTCTTTGGGTCAGTCAATGATACTGTGTATTCTGAACCAAAAGCAGTATTTCTTAAAAAGATTAATATTGCTTGTCTATCTTCTTCAGCAAGAGTATCAATTTCAATATCTTTATCTAAAATCTTTCTTCTTAATAGCTCTTCCACCACCATATCATTCTGAACCAAATTTGGTGATGTTAAGATATTTTCATCTGCAGCAGTTAGATAAGCTACTTTGACAGATTTCTTTTTGTTTTCATAATGAATACCCTGGGATGGTAGTGTTACCACATCATAAGCAATCATTGGATCAAAATTTTCCATATTTTTAAATTAAACTAGTTTATTATCAGTAATATATACTATTTTTTTTAAAAAATCAACAGAACGTTCCACGTGGAACCAATAAAAAATCCGCAAAACACAAAAATGTCTGCGGATTTTAAATAAAACTATTTTATTTTTAATATTAGTAAACTTGAATACATCTATCCATTCTCAAACCAGCATCAATTGTTGCTAATTCGTCTTGAGAGTAGTTAAGATCACCAAAGTTCAAATTGCTTAAAAAGCAACCTTGGAGAATCCACTTTTCAACAACAACTCCTGTTGGGTCTAACATCTCCAATTCAACGTCTTTTTTGTATCCAGCGGCGTAGCCCATTCTACCTGTAACAGATTCAGCGTGAAGACGGAACCACTCCATAAGTGCTTGAGAAGCAGATGGACCGATAGGGTCTTTAAATTGAACACTTATCTCTTCCCAGGTAAATCTACCAGCAACATATGTTGATGTATTTAAAAAAGGAATTTCCGTTGTATTGATTTTAGCTTTAGGACGTGAGGTTGAGGTCACATACCACTCATTTATACCTAAAGATGATGGAAATCTTAAGATAAATCTATTTTTTCTTTTCGGTTCAAATGGAACCGGCATTTTCATTAATAAATCTGCCATTTGTTATCGTTGTTAGTTTTTTGTTTATTCTTTATTATAAATATATCGATACTTAAAATAAATTTATTTTTGGTTTTACTTGATTTTCTGGAAAAAATTGAGTAGCTTTTTGCATATAATCTTAATAAAGAATAATTAATAACTACTAATTTGATAAATGATAACTAATAATCAATATCATAATAAGTAATAAGGATAAATATAACTTATAAAGAATACATATAAAAATAATGGGGAGAACTTTCGTTCTACCCCATTTTTATTTAATTTAACTCTCAAATTAGATGTTTTCAAAAGAAGCACCAGTTGGTGTTATGATGAATTCTACATCAATAAATTCTAATGCTCTTGTAGGTTTGATATAAATTTTACCTCTTAATGTGTTTGAATCAATGTCTTCTGGATCATTTGATACAACCACACGGAAATCATATAAACCTCTTTCTTTCTTAATTGATTCTAAAATTGGGTTCACCAATCTTGAGAATTCTTGTCTAACTTGATCATCGTTTTGTTCAAACAATAATCTTACTGCAACAGCAGAAATTAACTTTCTTGCTCTTAACAATAATCTTCTTACGTTTATTCTATCAAGTGCTGACTCTCTAACTTGTAAAGTTTTGTTACCCCAGATAATAGTACCTGTATCAGAGAATGTTGCAATTGGGTTAATTCTATTTTTGTAAAGTTCGTCTCTGTCATCTAAAGTTAATTTTTTAGCTGCTTTGATTGAATTTACAAGACCTCTTGAATAACCTGCAACTGCGAACCAAGGATATGAAATGTTGTCAGTTAATGCTATGTTCTTTACAACTTCACCTGTTGGTGGAATATAAAGCTGAGTAGCGTTATCTGTATCTCTTACTTGAATCCAAGGCCAGTAAGTTGCTGAGTAATTAGAATCTATACCTAAATCATCTAATGCTGTTACAACTTCGTTAGTTGTTGCAAAGCTAGGAGCATCAATGATATATAAAGAATCCGCTCTATCGTTTTCTATAATTTCAATTGCCTGATTTACTAACGAACTATGATCGTTCCAGTTTATACCAGGAGTTGCAAACAAGTTAATATCAACCGCTTCAGGATTTGCATAAGTTTCAATACCTTTTAAGAAAGCGTAGTAATCTGAATTACCTACTGTATCACTGAATACACCACCGTTATCTAAATGGTTTTTAGCATATGTTGTTTTACCGAAAATGTAACCATCTCCTAAAGTTTTTGTACTTCTGTAAATGTCCCATCCATCAAAACCACCATAAACCGGCATTGTAAATTTGCGATGTGATATTGTTGCTAATTTGCTTTTGTTTGTTCCCTCTAAATCATATACTGTTGTCATATATAACACTTCTCCAGTAGTTCCTGTTAAACCAGAAGCATTTTTTGATAAGTGGAAACCATATGTTGCTGATGTTGCACTTGTTCCTTTGAATTTCAACATATCGTCATCATATTCATTATGAGATTCAGTTGAAAAACCTAAAGTCACTTTTTTAACTTTATCACCATTGCTAGTGTGTGGTGTTCCGTCAGCGTCATAATAAAGAATATCTCCCGCATCATAATATTTTGTTTTATATAAAACACCACCTAAATTAGTTGCGGTTGAAATACCTTTAAAACCAGCAGGAACAGCGTCAGTTGGATGATCTTCACTAAGAACTAACATAATATACTTAGATCTTAATTCGTATTCACCATCTGATGTACCTACTTTTCTACCGATATATCCAGGTAATTCTGGGTTCATTGAACATCTAGTAAATTTCTCAAGAACAACTGGATTAGCGTCAGTATCATAGTAATTACGAACAAGTAAATCAAACTCACCAGTATCTAGGTCAATATTTTGAATTGTTACTTTAATTTCATAGTTTGCAGCGTTACCATCAGAAATTGTTAAAATTTGGAACAAATCCGCAACGTTTCCACCACGAACTTCTGAGACAACAACTGATGAACCAGGAGTTTCCCATTCGCTAACGAAGTTTTCACCTTCATTTGTTACAATTTCAGTAGTACTAAGACCTCTGATTAAACCTTGTTCAAATAAGTTCTTTAAAAAATTAGGATAAATTTCATGAACATATAATGGGTAATCAATAGTGTTTTTATCGAAAACATCTTCTCCAATTACTTTATTAATATATTTTGTTGATGATTTATCAAAAGAAACATTAAAAGCTCTTGTATCACCACTAATATCAACTACTGATAATGTAAATTCAGATAATGGGTTTGTGTCAATATTAGCACCACTGATTGATACTGTTGATCCAGAAACTCTTCTGGTTAAAATGTCTGCAGCATATGAACCACGAGGTCTTAATTGACAAACAATTTTGTCAGCATAATGATTATGTAAAGAAGCCGCATACTTAATTCTTCTAACATCAAATGATGTAGATCCTGAATTATAAACAAAAAGATATGAATAAACACCATCTATTGTTGAATCAGTAAGACCAGTTTGTGTGAAGAAAGTATTATACCACTCCTTACCATTATTAGAACCAATTGGTGATGTTAATTGAGTTCCTGTTTGACCACTTGTATATAATGCAGGAACAGGACCAATAGTAAACCACTCACCATTTGCGTAAGCACCTGATGAATTTGTTGCGTCAACTATGTAATCTGTAATTGTGGACCCCTCAGTTGTTGTTTTACCAGATAATTCTGCGAAGAATGTACTTCCGGTAATACCATTAGCTGTTGGGATTGTAGTTCCAGTTGTTGATGTATATGAAGTTGAAACTAAAACACCACCTAATGCTTTGATTCCGTAAGAAAAACCAGGCTTGTAACCTGTTAATCCTAAGATACGGGTAACAAATAATTGATTTGATTCCTGTAAATATGATTTTGCTACATACGGTAGCTGGTATTTTGGCATCCCAGATGAATCTTTAACTGGAGATGGTGATCCAAAATATGTTCTAAATTCGTCGAAACTTGAAATAAGCACCGGTTCGAAGGCTGGCCCCTTAAGGGTCTCACCAACTAAACCTAATGTTGTTACTCCAACACTTTGCGCCACGAATGTTAAATCCTTCTCTGAAGTGTAGACTCCCGGAGAAACGAATACTCTGTTTGAATTTGCCATTGATAAATGTTTGGTTAAAATATTTTTATTCTTATCAAATAAATATCTTTGTTTTCGCCAAAGATTTCCCGATTTTTTTGTATTTAGATAGTAAATTATCCTTTTTTATCTTTATTTATCTTTATATATGGAAAAGAAAACAAAAAACGTGAAAATCAGTGAAAAACATCATGAAATGCTGAAAAAGCATTGTGATAAAAATGGATTAAAAATTTATAAGGTTCTTGAAAAATTTATAGAAGAAACCTGTAAATTAAAAACAGACCTATATGGCGATGATTAAAATAGGTAGGTTATACCAATTTTTGAATTCACTACTGGGGTGTAATTTAATGTGATTTCATTTAAAGCACTAATATCAAATCCCTGACCCTCTTCTTCAACTAGACCATTAATATCTAAGCTAACAACACTATTGATAGCATTTAACACAGTAAATGTCAAACTGGAACCGTCATATGTGAAATATTCGGTATTAACCTGTATCGGCTTACCGTAGTTGTCAATAAAAACACTATTTCTACCTTTATAATATGTAATAGTAATAATACTATTTTCTAAAGGTGGGGTGGGAAAACTAATTTTTGACGTTCCAGCAATGTGATAAAAATCAACCCCCCTTTCTTGTAAAAGACCGTTAATTGCCACACTAAATAAGATACCAATACTTTCACCCACGCTAAAAGCTGTCTGCATACCGTCAGCGGTAAATGATGCGACGGTAATGTCAATTGTTTTATTAATGTATTTTTTGTTATAGTTGGTATTCTTCGCAAACTCGGTCATTAAAAACATTCTACTAACAGCCGGTTTAACCTCAAATTCTTCTTGATCAATTAAGAATCCCAACATAGTAAACTTATAGTTTTGAAGGTAAAATCTACGCCCATCAATTTGTTCAATTGGTGAATTGTCCTCAATCGATTCTAAAATAATAGGTATGTAATGACCTTTAACGGTTGTATACGCTTGTCTTGAAGCAAATTTTTGTAGAACTATTTTATTGAATTTATTTAAATCCCTGAATTTAGTACAAACAATTGTTACTTCATATGAAAGGTCTACAGCTATTGGTTGTGGTATTTTATATATGTCCGCACCCATCTGTGTCCCATTCCACGTAGCAACAGAAGCGTAATGAAACTGCATTCTTTCTGGAATTGTTCTAATAATTGACGGATTACTTCCCGGCTGAACATCTGGCTTTCTAATCACCCCGATTAACGGAACTTTCATATTTCCATCTTCATCTGAAAATTCCCAAGTATTAGTAATTTGAGACCATCTTTGTATTGTTAGAATTTTAGGGATTACTGGTATTTTTTTACCATCGGCCACAACCACAAAGTTTTTCTTCACGAAATCCATCATTCCAAAATCTAGATCGTCGTGTAAAATAGAGTCAGGTAAATAAGTGTCAGACTTGGTTATTCTTTCCAATAACTCTTGTCTTCTCTCGGTTAGTTCTTTACCCTTATAAATTTGTATATCTGTTTTTCTTTTAGGTATTGCCATTTTATACTCCTCTAAATTCTTGCTCTTGAGCGATAGCACAAGTTATTGTTCTATAAAATGCTTTATATCCAAATAAATTGTGTTTATTGTCTGTAGTTACTTTACCGTCATTTGTTACAGTATAATATCTTAATTTGTTTTCGTTTTCTGGATAACCAATATAATCGCCATATTTTACATCAACCCCAAGTTCTTCCAAATGTTTAATATAAACAGATAGTATTAAATTACCTGGTTCGTTATATCTAAGCATTCCTGCTTTGTATGAACTGTTTTTAGGTTCTTCAATTTTAACGAGTGCATTAAACTCAATTGGTGGGAAAAATTTAATTTCATCTAATCCAACTTCCCCGTAAACGTCGTCCTTATCGGTTTTTTGTCTATCAACTCTATATAACACTAATTTCATATTCAAGTCACCATGAAGGTACTCTTGACCTATTTGAATCTGTAGATCAAAGTCTTCCTGGCTGAAGAATTTACTCATTCTGGTTATTGGTAGTTTGTTTTCCATACATTAATAAATAGTTTATAATGTATTTGATATTATTTATATTTTACTTATGGAGACAAAAATACCAGAAGTGGCTGCTCGTGAGATATTGATGGTTTATGAGGGGTCTAATAATCAAATATTAGACTGGAAAAGAAAGCTACAAGAATCAAAATATTTTAGTCTGTCAAGAACACAGGCTGATTATGTTATAAAATATGAGAAAACAACCCCAAAGGTTGCGAAAAAACACGTACGTATTGTTTCAACTTTTGGTGAAAAATTAAGAGAAGAGAAGCTACTAGCCAGAGTACCCGAACAAATATGGATTGAAAAACTTTTATGTGAATCAGATAAAGCATACCATATTTGGGGTAAAATTTCTGAAACAGAAAACATACACGCATTTTGGATGCCCAAATCAGCGATAATTCAAGAAGAGAAAAAACTAAACAGAATTGTTGATTATTCTCCATATTCTAAAAGACCGCCAATGGAACACCAAAAAGAGGCAATTGAAAAATTATTGGCGAACAATAGATACATTTTGGCTGATGATATGGGTTTGGGTAAAACTACTGCGGCTGTAATTGCCTCTCTAGAAAGTGGTGCCAAAAAAATATTAATTGTTTGTCCAGCTTCACTAAAAATTAACTGGGAAAGAGAAATTAAAAATTATACGGATAGAAGAATTTTATTGATTGAAGGTAGAAAATGGGGTTCAACATTTGATTATTATATCATCAATTATGACATACTTAAGAACTTTCACACAACAGATAAAAGTGAAGACAGTGAAGCATATCAATTGATTGCTAATGAAAAATTTGATTTGGCCATTGTAGATGAAGCACATTATATTTCAAACGCCACAGCCCAAAGAACCAGATTATTAAATGATATTTTAGAGCAAATCCCAAAAGTTTGGTTACTTACTGGAACACCTATGACATCAAGGCCAATAAATTATTTTAATCTATTGAGTATTGTTGACTCACCATTAGCGTTAAATTGGCAAAGTTATGTTAGAAGATATTGTGCTGGTTATCAATTTAGAGTTGGCCAAAGAAAAGTCTGGAACACAAGTGGGGCAAGCAATCTAGACGAATTAAGGGAAAGAACTAAAAATCTTGTTTTAAGAAGAATGAAAACAGATATTTTAGATTTACCTGAAAAAATTATCACACCAGTTTATTTGGAATTAAAAAATACTTTTTATGATCAAGAGTTAGAAGACTTTATGAGAATCACAAAAGATAACCAAAAAAAAGAAAGTATTTCTGTAACTTTAAATCGTTTGATGAAAATTAGACAATTAATTGCTATTGAAAAAATTCCATACACCTGTGAACTTATTGATAAATTTATCGAGCAAGATAAAAAAGTAATTGTTTTCACAAACTTTACCGCCAGCTTAGATATGTTGCATGAAAAATATAAAAAGAATTCTGTTACATTAGACGGTCGAATGTCAAAAGAAAGAAGACAAGAAAGCGTTGATAAATTTCAAGAGAACAGTAAAACAAAAATATTCATCTCTAATATTAAAGCCGGAGGTGTTGGTATCACACTTACAGCAGCAGAAACCGTTATAATGAATGACTTGTCATTTGTTCCGGCGGACCATTCGCAAGCAGAAGATAGAGCATATAGATATGGTCAAAAGAACAGCGTGTTGGTTTATTATCCGGTTTTTGAAAACACCATTGAAATGCAAGTTTATAACATATTGCAGAAAAAGAAAGACATTATTGATCAAGTTATGGGGGATGGAGAGTACAGCGACACATTTGCGTCTGAACTTATTAAGAATTTGCTATAGTTTTACATCTATTCTGGTATTTATTATAAAAGAATAATAGATGAGTACAGTAATTAGTAGTACCGAAAGAGATAAATTATACACCCAGATATTACATTTGCTTGGAATGCCAGTTAGAGGAATTGAACTTACTGAGGAGCAAATGGATACGTTTTTGGAATTATCAATTAGTGAATATGACCAGTTGGTTAATGACTGGTTAATCGAATCTCAATGGTCATCATTGGTTGGATTGGATCTTGATACCCAATCATTGGCTAACGCATTTCATACCAGAAATATGAATTTTGAGGACCAATTTACTTACTCATACTCAAAAATAGTTGGATTACAAGCAAATGGCCCTTGGGTACTTAAAAAAGATTACATTGAACTAGTAAGAGGTCAACAAATGTATGAAATTCCAGCAGGTAGAGAAATCAACGAATTAATGTGGTTTACAAGAGCAGAGTTAACCGATTCCATTGTCGATCCGTTCTTAGGTGGTTTTGGTGGTCTCGGTGGCGTTGGTTTTGGTGGTGTGGGTGGATTTGCTCAAGTTGGTACTTCTGGATCTTATTTTATGCTTCCAGCGTTTGATCTATTATTAAGAATGCAAGATAGAAATATCAAAAACCGTTTAATTGGTGGTGAATTAACTTATAGAATTACCGCAGCGCCAGAAGGTAAAAAATATGTACACTTATATAATGTACCAGGAGGTAAATTTGACTTTGGGGCTATTATTAAAAACAACTTGAGGGTTTGGTATTGGTATTATGATACAATGGATAGAGATACTTGTTTAAGAGAAAACAAAGACATTGTAAAGTTACCATCTGATGTGATGACAATGCCATTACTTTGGGAAGATTTGAATAGACCAGCACAAAACTGGGTAAGAAAATATCTTATAAGTTATTGTAAAGAAAGCCTTGGTAGAATATATGGTAAATTCTCTGGAGACCTTAAAGTTCCTGATAGTGATGTAAAATTAGATTATACAACATTATTAACAGAAGCAAAAGACGAACGTTTAAAACTGAACGAAGAGCTAATGGCTAGATTAGAACGTCTTCGTCCAGATAAAATGCTTGAAAGAAAAGGAAATGAAGCAGAGAATTTGAACAAGGCCCTGAAATACAGAGCCATGACAAATCCGTTTAATGTTATTTAATCACTAGAAACAGCATGATATGCATAATCGTTTCCATTGGTTTCGATTATTTCTTCATCAATATTATTTTTAACACTATTTGCTTGAAACTTAACAACTTTTCTATTGTGGTCAACCCAAAATTGATCTACTTTATCTAAGCTATCTTCTACATACATAAAGAATGGATCTCTGTTAACTCTATTCCAGAATAATACTTCACTATCTGACAATGTCATAACTTCGTCAAAATTGTCTTGACCATCTGGTTTTAATGGGAACCCAGAAACTAGTTCACATTGTTTTTTGGTAAAATACATTCTATTGGCAGGATCTTCAATTAAAATATCTTCTCTAATTTCAGGTTTGAAAACAACCAACAATGGTTCAATTCTTTTATTAAAGTTAGTTAGATATCTAGCAACATTATACTCACCAATCATATTCGGATCGTTAATTAAATCTTTTTCACTGATTCTGTAACAATTGATTTGAATATAATCAGTAGGCATTGGTTTACCATATTTGGTGATAAATTCTTCCTGTTGCTTTTTAGTTGGTTTAGTTACTTTTTGAACATCCCCATCACCTTTTTTAACTCCGTTATTTACATAATAAATTGTTTCACCCAATGTCGCCGGATAGTTCTCATTAAGAATTAATTCCATGTGTGCTTGCCTAGACATTGTTGCACCAGACTTTGTAACTTTTTTAATATGTTTTCTATAGTCTTCAACACTTTGTTTAACACGAGCTTTGTTCGCAATTTTAGAAAGTGGTATTTGTTTATTGTAAATCTTTTCAACTGTAGTGTAATAAAGATCTAAAAACTGAACACCATCGCCATTAAGTAAATGTGTTAAACCCTCATCTAAAAAGTCCACAATATATGATTGTAATTTTTTAGATTTAATTGTGTTACCAGTCAACTTAATTTTTTCTTTACCCTTTTTAATTAATTTAATGATATAGTTTTTTCTTGATATATTAATACAAGCAGGTGCTGTGTAATCAATATCTAATCCCATTTCGCCTCTCATAAAAACATCATTGAATTCTGCTGTATCAGCTTCAATGCCTTTATATTCTTTACCCTTTTCAACTAACTCATTATTTCCTAAACCAATATATGTGTGTTCATTAATATCTTCAGGTGTTTCAAAGTTAACACCGTCCGTATCCATTACAAGTGGTTTATAACCTTTGTTTTGGAAAAACATAATCATCATTCTTAAACATTGACGACCAGTACATGTAATTGTTTCTCCCATGTTCATATCCCCCCAAGGGAAAACTTGTGGCGCCGATAAGCTACCAAAGTAAGCATTGATAAAAATTTTAATTGGTAACTGTTTTCTATCATACATCTCCGCTTTTACTGGATCTTTATCTTTTAATTCTCCAGCAAGTCTCTTATAAAGAATACGAATGTTACGAAAATATTTTAACATTGATTTTTGTACTCCCATAACATCACATTCAGGAAACACATCATATACTAGCTGAATTGATGGATAAAGAGACGCGTAGTCAAACTTTACAATGTTTTTTGAAAACCCAACATTAAGTAAACGCGATAATCCTCCGGTAATTGCTCGTTTATCATCCTTTAATGGGATTGCTAAATCATGTTCATAACTCCACGCCAACATCAATATTTTCCAAAGCGTAGCCGTACCCATTGTTGCAATTCTTTCATATGTTGTTGGAATTACTTTTGATAATAAGAATGTTGATTGACTAAATGAATCATCCACAACCATTGTTTCATACAAGTCATCATCTAGATATTGTTCGACAATTCTTTGTCCTGGCCATATTTCAAATTTACCTGGATATTTTTCAAGCAAACCATCTGTTCCGGGCTCACCAATCTTTTTATACTTTCCTGTTTTTGGATTTATATAATATGATTCATTATCTAAATAAATCTTAGAAATAAATGCACCATCAACATAAACACGATTTGGTTTTTCTTTTTCCAAATACTGTGTAATATATTTCAACCCCCAAGATTTAATTTCTGAATTAATTGCTTGTGCTCTTCTAACAGCATGTGCAATATCAATTATACTAAACCCCCATAAAACATATTGGGTATATGGCTCAACCTCATTTGCCAATTTAAGAACTCCTTCTTTTGTTTTAATACCATCATGGGTAAAAATTTGAGTAAGTTCACCAACATTCAACCCTAATATTTGTGCTCTTTTTATAATAAACGGTAAGTCAAACGCGGCGGAGTTATAACCACTTATGATGGTAGGTTTTAGTTCACGAATAATTTCAAAAAATTCTTCGATACATTTCATTTCACCATCTTCCCCAAAAGCACTAATAGTCCTATGTAGACCACGATTGTCCTTTACTCCAATCAAGATAATCTTGTTTGTTTCTGGCTCAAGTCCCGTGGTCTCAATATCGAATACAAGTCTATGAACTTCAGAATAATCTTCAATACCTTTGAATAAACGTTTTTTCTTTTGAATCAAATATTGTTCAACGGGAGATAAAATCTGGAAATAACTTTTGTACTTTTCATCCCATGGGTTAATCCCCCCCATTTTAAAGAAGTTTACAAGTTCATGATAACCCTTAATGCTTTTTACCATATAATTAAGCCCAGCATCTAATCTTGGGTTATCATATGTCTTAAGTTTGGTTGTTAAAATACCAAACTCTCCCATCTTTTTCTTCTGTAATGCTTTACTACCACCATAAAAATTTAATCCAGTTAAGTCACCAACCCATAGGAATGGTACAAAGGTATCCTCTTTTATGATTTTGCCTTTTTCGGGATCTTGAATGATTTTGTAGATTGTGTTGGATTTATAGTCATACTCAATACCAACAATGTATTGTTCAGGGTCTTCCCCGTTTAAGAAGTTTTCGATAACTTCTTGAGAGATAATCTCTTTCATTTTAAAGAATTTTATAATTTGACACATTAGCTTACAGACATGATCTGTAATTAGCCTTTAACAATGTCAAATGTAACTAAAATTCCCGAATAAAAAAAATTAAATAATATTGATGAATAATTTTTCCCTAATTGGTACTATTAATTTGTTTGTGGGAGACGAATTGGTATCTAAAAATTGAATAGTAATTTTACCCTCATACTTCCCCGGTTTGTTTGTTTGTCCATCTGCAAACCTATAAGTGATATAGTATTCGTCTGTTGTTTGATTATACTTCTTATTTCTAGTTGTAATCAAACAAGTACCATTTAAAATCTCTGGTTCACCAGTTTTATGGTCAACCATTTCAAATGTAATATCTGAATTTTCTAAAAGATCGTTGAACGACGACTTATCATTTTTGCCATCGTCCACTAATCTCATCTTTAATAT